GACGTGCCCCGCGAACCGCGTGCGAGCTCGCGGAGGGTGGAGACCAGCCCCATGGCGCTCTCGGCGACGCTGCGGGCCGTCTCGCGGGCGAGGTCACGCAGGCGCTGAGCGTGGGAGAGGCGAGCCTCGTCGATGTCGATAAGGCTGTTGGTGCGGTCGAGCTGCGACTGGAGGGCGATGGCGGCCTGCTCGTGGGCGTCGTTGATCGTGCGGAGGCGCTCCCCGCGCTGGCCGTCGGTGAGGTCGGCTTGCTTCGCCACCGCGAGGAGGGCGGCGTCGCGCGTCGCCTCAGCGGAGGTGAGGGCCTTCAGGTGGGCGAGTTGCGCCACCGCCCGCCGTGTAGCGAGCGCGGCCCCTTCGGCTTCCACCGATCCAAGGGCGAGGGCGGATTTGAGCCGGGCGAGCCCCACCTGCAGGGCCTGCGCGCCGATGGTGGCGGCACCCTGTGCGGCATTTTTGACGAAGGCTGAGGTGGCGTCGGCGACGCGCTCCATCCCGCCCCGCAGGTAGTCCACGCGAGTCTGGATCTGCCCCATCCGCCGGTCCGTCTCGGAGAGCGTCTCGTTGAGGGTTTTCGCCTCCGCCGACTCGGGGTCGAGGTTGATGAGTTGCCCGTTGATCTCCCGCGCCTTGGCCTGCAGGGAGAGCAGCATCGCCTCCAGCGCGGCGAGGCTGGCGATGTCCACCGGGGTGATGGTGGTGCGGGCGGCAGCGGTGGTGGCGGTGGCTGTGGTGGGCGTGGCTGCTGCGGCGGCGGGCGCGGTGGCGGCGTCGGCGAGTGCGAGGGGGCCGCGCGTGGCGACATCCCAGCCTTTTTGCGTCTCGCGGCCCATCGTGCGCCAGTCGTCGACGAACTCACGGGCGAATTTGCGCCAGTGACGGCCGAGATCGGTGAAGCGTCCGGCGAGCATATCGCCGATGGTGGAGCCCAGCGCGATGAAGAGCCCGACGAGGGTTTTAATGATCGCCGCGACGGCATGGAGCGTGGGGATGAGGACCAGCGCGAGGCCCTGCGCGAGCTTCCCAATCACTGGCAACAGGAGGGCCAGCAGTCCGCCCGCGAGCCCGGCGACGGCTTTGATCGCGTCGCCCAATGCCTCGCCCAGCGCCTTGAGGGCGGGCCAGAGCGACAGGGCGACTGATTTGAGCACGGTGAGCCCGCCGTTCGCGGCGTCGCGGAAGACGGAGAGCGATTTGTCCTTGGATTTGAGGAGGGCCACCAGCCCGGTGACGGCGGCGATGACGACTTGGATGGCGATGCCGATCGGCGAGGTCAGCGCGCCCTTGACGGCCGTGCCGAGCCCCTTCGCCCATGCCAGCACCCCGGTGCGCGCGGCGCCAGCCCCAGCGGCACCAGCGGCACCAGCCCCAGCCCCAGCGAAGAGCTGGCGTGACTGCATCCCGAGAGACGCCGCGGGGGCAGCCGCGAGTCGCTCGAAGCCCTTGCTCTTGCCCAAGGAAAACATGATCTCGGAGATCTGCGACACGATCGGCAAGGCGCCCGCGGCGGCTGCCCCGATCGCCAAGACCCCCGCGGCGGCGCGGATGAGCCCGGGGTTGCTCGCGGCAGTGACAATCAGGCCATCAGCCATCTCCCTAAGATTTTCAGCCAGCGGGGTGAGTGCCTCACCGATTTTCTCTGCAGCTTCGGCGGCGCTATCGAGCAGGGTGGACCATTTACCGAGCTGGGTATTGCCAAGCGCCTTCGTCAAGCCGTGGAAGCGCCCGCCCTCGTCGGTGAGCGCCCGGAAGGCCTCCTCCAGCATCGGGAAGGTGACTTTGCCCTCGGCGGCGAGCTTTTTCACCTCGCCCTCCGAGACACCGAGCTGCTTGGCGAATTCGGCAATGACGGGGATGCCGCGTCCAGTTAATTGGTTGATATCCTCGGCGAAGAGCGTCCCTTGTACGCGCGCTTTGCCATAGATCTCAGCGAGATCCTTGATCGGCGTTTCCGTGCCCGCCGCGATATCGCCGATGCGGCCGAGCTTATCAACCACCGTGTCGGCTCCCTCGCCGAAGGCGAGGAGGAGCTTGGTTGACTGGTTCAGCTCTGGCAAGCGGAACGGGGTCGTCTTGGCGAAATCTTTCACGCTGGCGAGGAGGGCATCGGCTGCCGCCTTGCTCCCGCCCAGCATCGTCTTGTAGGTGATGCCCGTCTGCTCCAGCGTGCCTGAGAGCTTCAGCGACTGCGCGGCGGCCGTGGCAAACGCCGCGCCGCCCAGCAACGCCCCGAGGTTCAGCGAGCCGAAACTCGCATAGGTCTGGCGGGTGTGCTGGGCGGCGGTATCGACGGTACGAAATCCCTGCGCAGCCCCCTGCGTCGCCGCCGTGGTCTGCCGCCCCATCTGTCCGAGGGAGGCGACGAACCCGCGGATATCGAGTCGTGCGGCGGCGGTGACGGTCCCGGCATCGTAGTTGGCCATGGGGGCATACCTCAGGAATTTTGTGCTGAGCGAGCGGCGCGGGCCTGTTGGGATTTCTGCCACTCGCGGGGGTGGGCGGCGCGCATGGCGTCCACGAAGGAGCCGGTCGGGAGGTCACGGGGGGCGGAGGGCGGAGGAGCGGGAGTGCCCTGCTGCTTGGCGCTCCACCACTCCATCAGGCGGGAATTGCTCTTGAGGCCGGTCACGAGCGCGAGGAAGTCGTCGTAGTCGTGGTGCTCGCAATAGGAAAACAGGTCATCGATCCGGTACTCGCGGCGGCAGTCAGCGGCGATGAGCGGCCACTGATCGAGGAGGTCGTCGAGGGTCAGCCCGCCGCCTCCGCTCCCGCCAAAGGGGCGGGGTCCTCGTCAGATAGGGAGGTGAATCCGTTGGCGATGTAGCCCAAGCAGGCCATGAGCTCTTCAGCACTCGCGCCCCGCGCCAGCCAGCCCTCGGCGGTCTCTGGGCCATACACGCTGTTGATGCCCCGGCAGAGCGCCTCGATGATCGTCGCCCCGCACTCGGCGAGGTCGTCGGGCGATGCGCCCTCCAGCCCCGCCTGCAGCCGCATGATGTCGCGGATGACGAGGGGGACGATGGCGGGGACGCGGTGGGGGACGGCGAGGGTGTTGCCGTAGATGTCTTCGATCTCGATGGTGGGGGCGCTGGCACCGCGCAGCCACTTGGCCGCAAAGCTGGCGCTCGCCTTGGTCGTCTTTTTCATGTTGATCGCCTCCGATCGGTAGAGATATAAGGTAGGTGTGGGGCGGGAATATACCCCGCCCCACGGGGACAGTCGGGGATTAGTCGAAGCTCACGGTGCCGGACGACTTGATCTCGCAGGACCACTTCGCGGCTTCCTGTGCCCCACCACTGAACGGGGCGACTTTGAAGTTGGCGTTGAAGGTCACGGTGGCGTCCGAGGGCTCGGTGATGCGGACCTGCCCAACGGCGGCGGGGCCGAAGAGGCGGGCGAGCGTCTCGCAGCGGGCCTGCGCGGCGTCGCGGGTGGTCCCGTCGAGCAGGTAGGTGTTCTCCACCGTGAGGGTGACTTGCCCACCGGCGGCGAGCTCGCTCACCCAGCCGGCGTCAGCCTGCGAGGTGACGTCGACGAGCGTGCGGGCTTCATCGTAGGTGGCGGTCATCCAGTCCAACTGGAGCCAAGTGGGGGTGGCGCCGCCGTCGCTGATCTCGATGACTGTGGCGCGGGCGAGTTGTTTGGCCATGGGGTAACTCCTTAGGGGGTGCGCCAGACGGCGCGGGTCGGGGCGCCATCCGCGGCGCGGGGGAGGGGTGGGTTAGTCGGCGATGCGACGGGCGAGGAGGGCGAGGGTGAGCGTCAGTTTGTGCGTTTCGGGGTTGCTCTTTTCCGCGGGGATCGTGCCCACGTAAATCAGGGGGTCACAGCGGACGTGCACGGCCTCCCACGATCCGGCGATGGTCCACGTGCAGAAGCGGCCGTCGAGCTCGCCGTACTGCTCCATGATGCCTGCGCGGAGTTGCTCGCCCAAATCGAGGGCGGCGGCGAGATCGGTGTGGTAGATCGCGAGTTGCAGGCGCTGAACACTGTAGGTGCCGGTCTCGTGGTCCTGCGCGGAATAGGGGGTGACGACGATGCCGTTGGCGCGCGGGTCATGGCGGCGGCAGACATCGGCGCGGATCGTTGAGGTGAGGGGAATGTCGGGGCCGATGGCTTGGGCCACCGCGTCGGCGAGGGAGATAATCATCGGAGGGCCTCCATCTGGCGGGCGAACTGGGCGAGGAGGTCGTCGGCGTGGTCCAGCAGCGGGCGCTCCACGTATTTGGCCTCGCCGCCGGACGGGTGGTTGAGTTCGAGCCCCTCGTGTATCCACACGGAGTGGGGGGCGTCGGCGATGAGCTCCGAGCCCTCGCGGTGGATCGAGTCGTGGAGCTCGCCGGTCTGCACCGGGACGACGACTTGTGCGTCAACCACGCGGGCATCGATGAAGGCCTCTTCCGCCTTCACGGCGGCGCGCTGGAGCTGCGGGAGCATGGCGGCGAGCCGGGCGGTCATGGCGTCGGTATCAAATGTCAGTGCCATCTGCTGTCCCTCACCCGATATAAATGAGCATGTGATCACGCCCGCCGTAGAGTGCCACCTTGTCCTCGCAGTGGAGGATGGTGCCTGAGCGCCCGCCGACGTTATCGCCGAACTGGACGAGATCGCCCACCTTGGGCTCCACGCCGTACATCTGCAGATCGACAGTGTCCACGTAGGCCTTGGCAATCACTGAGACGGAGGGGTCGGCGCCGCGCCACGCCTGCGTGGTGGACTGGATGCGGCAGCGGTAGGTGCGCGTGGCCCCTTGATCGTCCGCGCCCATGTCGACGGCGGTGACGTTGCCGTAGCGGTCGATGGTGGCGGGCGTCTCGACCATGAGCTGGCCGGGCATGAGGTGGCGGAATTTGCTACCCATATCGATCACCACACCTTCGTCGGGACGCGCAGGAAATAGGGGGCGAGGAGGCGGATGGCGACTGGCGAGAGGAGGGTGGGCTCGGCGAGCATCTCCGGGCGGTGGAGGGTGGCGGGGTTTTGGCCCGGGTCGAAATACTCCACCTCGGCGTCGCCGATCTTCTCGCGCTTGATCCCAGAGAGGGCGGTGGCCTGCGCGGTGGAGAGTTGCGCCTCGTAGCCGAGGAGGACCAATCGGGCGAGGGCTTCCTCACATTGGGCGTCGCGGACATCCCCCGGCACGCTCGTGGGCGGCACATCCACTTTGTCGTGGGTGCAGAGGCCGGTGCGCGGGAACTGCTGCGCCTGCGTCGTCGCGGTCTTAGTGCCCATGTAGCGCTGGCGGTCGATCGCCTTCGCGGCGGTCAGGAGCGCGGCGGTCCGCTGGGCCTCCGTGGCGGCCGTCCACGCGGTGGAGCCCAAGCGGGCCGCGAAGTAGGTGGCGGCGTCCGCGAGGCTGATGTAACTATTCGTGCCGACGGTGAGGGCCATGGGGACTCCTTGTGCGCGCGAGGGGAGGGAGGGGACCCCGGGGGCTGGGAGGCGGTCAGCCCCCGGGGCGGGTGGTGCCTCGGAGAGAGGCACGCGGGGCGGGGACGCTTAGACCGGCACGCCTTCGAGTTTCGCGATGGCGTCGGCGCGCTTCACGCAGACCGCGCCCACCATTTCCACGGCACCCTTGACCACGGAGGTGGCGGCGCCGAAGTCGGGCAGGATCACGCGGAACATCGGCACACCCGAGAGGGTGACGCCGTGGACGCCGTCGAGGCCGAGGCGGACGACGTAGAAGTCCGTCAGCGAGGTCGGGGTGGCCCCACCGTCATCCTCGCGGACGATCGGGGTGGACGAGCCGGATTTGGCGCCCATGTCGATGATGGGAATCCCGGCAAACGTCGCCACTTGGGTGCCGAAGGCGTCTTCACGGGCGGTGAAGTAGCCCGCGCGCTGGGCCACGCTGCGGAGCTTGAGCAGCCCCTTGCGGCTGGTCAGGATCGCGTTGGCGCCGGGGACCAGTCCGAGCGCCTCATTCAGGGCATCAACGGCCGCGTTGGCGTTGGTGCTGATGTTGGCGGAGGTGGACAGGTCGATGGCGGTGCCGGTGATGACCGAGCCGGTGGCGCACGAGGCGTCGATGCCGTCAAAGTCGGTGCTGACGTCGCCGTTGACCACGAGATCGCTGAAGCACGCCGAGGTGGCTTTGACGATCTGCGAGATCTCGAACTGCACGCGGTCCACGAGCCCGTTGCTCGCAGCCACCACGCGGTCGATGGGGAACCAGTTGCCCATGGGGACGCAGACGACCGATTTGCGCTCAATCGCGGCGTTCCCACCGGCATAGTCCGCGTTGATGGCGCGGACAGCGGCGGAGGCTTCCGTCAGGGTGTAGGTGTAGCCGTAGACGAGGGTGCCTCCGCCCGTGGGGGCGACGGCGTCGTCAAAGATCATGGTGTCCATGAGGTAGCTGGACTTGCGGAAGTCGTCGATGACGCCCGCGAGGATGCGGTCTTGGCTCTGCTTCTGAGCCTCGGAGAGGGAAATGGCCATGGTGGTACTGCTCCTAAGGGGAAGGGTGAGGATGGGGGGTTAGCTCGCGGGCGCGGTGTATTTGGCTGCGAGCGCGGAGCGCAGATCGGTGGCCACTGGGGGCGTCGCGTCTGCGGGTTTGCCGCCACGGGAGAGGTTGGAGAGGTCGGGCTTGGTATGGGTCTGGCTGGGAGACGGGAAGGCTTCGGCGACTTCTGCGAGGGCGGCCTTGACGGCGTCCTCTGAGGCGAGGTCAACGCCAGCGAGCGCGGGGAGGTTGGCGAGGAGCTTGCTCTGCGTGTAGCCGTAGCCCGCGCCAACGAGTTTGGACATCCAGTCCTTTTCCCGGGTGATGCCGGAGAGTTGAGCGTCCTTCTCAGCGAGTTGGCTGGCCAGCGTGCCCTTCTCGGTCTCGATGGCCTTGTGCGCGTCCTGCAGGGCCTGCAGCGCGTCCTGCGCGGCCCGGAGCTCGCGATCGGCCTTGCGCTCGCCGTCCTTGCGGGCGCCTGCGGAGGCGGCGTCGCGCGCCTCGGTGAGTTCGGCCTCGGTGTAGTAGACAATCCCCTCGATGGTGGTCGGCATTGGTAACTTCCTCCCCGATGGAGCGCTTCGGTGGCGAGCGGTGTGGGTGGATGCCGGGCGGCGAAACCGGCGAGGCGCCGCGGGTAGTGGTGTGCGGTGGGTTAGGCTTGCGCGCGCTCGTCGGCGAGCATGTCGGCGACGGCGCGGCGTTGGGCGGCGGGGGTGAGCGAGTCGGGGCGTTGCTGGAGGTAATTGGGCGAGCGCATGAATTGGCGGGTCTGCGCTTCCATCGCGTCCTTGTAGCTCAGGCGGCGGTCACGGAGCATCGCTTCGATGGCCTGCGGGCGGCGGGACTCGATCCCTCGGTAGCGCCAGCGGGGTCCACGGAGGTCCTTGATGGGCATCCCCTCGCGGGCGGCCATGCGCTTGTAGGTCTGCCACTGGCTCCGTGTGGCGAAGCCGTGTTGCGCGGCCCACAGGCGGTCAGGGCCATCGGGCGCCACGTCGCGCTGGTAGGCATACAGGGCCCTGTTGTCGCCCTGCAGCGTCTCTAGCTCGCCAGCGGTGGGGTGAGCGGCGTCGTCAGGGTAGGGCACGGCGATAAGGCGATGAAAACACTGCGGATGGAGTGGTATCTCGCGCGGGCATTCTGGAAAGCGCTGATACTCGGGGGAGGTGCTCCAGCGGTAGCGGAAAAACTTGCCCTCGAACGGCGCGCAGATGAAGCAGAGGGAACCCGTGGTGTTGACTTGGTAGACTTCGATCCCCGCCGCTTCGTGGGCCGATGAGCGCCCTTCGGCTTCCGCGCGCGCCATGCCGGTGCGGGCGGCCATCCGGCCCCACGCGTGGAGGCTCTGGCGTCCGATCTCGCGGCCGGTGCGATCGTACATCGGCACGGTGCCCACGCGGTCGATCTGTCCGGCCACCCACTGCATCCGCTGGGCGTCGATGGCGGCCTCGCGGAGGTTTCTGCCGACTTGCGCGGGCGCGGTGCGGTCCAAGAGGCCCTTGGTGATCTCGCCCGTCTGTAGGCGGCGGAGGTAGTCGTCCACTTGGCGGAGCACGGAGCCCTCGCCGGAGCCGATCGTCCCGAGGTAGACGCCACGCTGGCGGGCGATGTCCCGGGCGATGGCTTCAATGCTGGCCGGATTGAAACGGGCCTGCGCGACGCGGGACTCAGCGATCCCGAGGGAGATGAGCTCTGCCCCCGCTTCCTGCACGCCCTGTGCAGCGATGGCGGCGAGCGCTTCCCCGGTCTGCGCGTCGAGGGTCACGCCCAATCGGGTGAGCGCCTCCACAAGCTGCGCAGAAACCACCAGCGACTTTTGCAGATTCCAATCCCCGGCCAGTTCATCGAGCGTGGCGAAGACCAGCCGTCCGCGGATCTCGCCATCCATCTGGAGGTAGATCTCGGCGAGCGCCTCTGCGACGGGATCAGGCGTTGGTCCAGCGAGGGGGGAGGGCATGGATTACGCTCCCGGGGTGAGGGCGAAATTGGTGGCGATGGCTTCGGCGCGGGCGTCGGCAGCGGCTGCAATCTTGGCGATCTCCTCGGCCAATTGGGCGGCGGTGAGCGATGGGTTGAGCCGGGCGATGGCGGAGTCGGTCGAGCGCAGCCCAGCGGAGACCTCGTTGATCGTGGTCTGCGACGTGATCTGCTGCTCCTCAAGCTCCTCGGGGATCGCGCTGGGCCAGAGGTAGCTGATGGCGCCCACGGGCTCCTCGGACTCCAGCCCATCCATGCGCTCCAGCTCCATCGCGGTGGTGTATGCCCACGTCAGGGCGGGCTCCAGCATCATGCGGCGGTCGGCGACGGAGGATTTGGGCTTGATGAGGGAGAGACGTCGGGCTTCGGCCGATTCGGCGGAGGCCACATCACCGGAGAGGGAGGGAGAGAGGGGAGTAATAAGGTATAATTCCTCACGCAACTTGTCGATCTGGACGGCGCTATCGGCGAGCGCGGCATCCCATGAGGTGGCGGTGATCTCCAACATTCGGACGCCATCCGGGGTGCTGTACTGTAAAAAGCATGAGTCGAGGTTGAGCGATCCGTCGGCGTTGGCGGCGCTGGGATCAACCGTGATGGAGGGGGTTGTTTTCAACCGCAGGGAAAACGAGCGGCGGGCTTGGGTGATGTTGTACTCATGCTGCCAGTCAATGCGCGACTGGGTGTAATCGCTATCGCCCCACCCATCGCCATCTAAGCCCGGGTTGGACACGATGGCGACCGGAAGTTTGGTGAGCCCCTCGTAGAGGTACTCGTCCGGTGGGGCATCGTCGCCATACACGGCGCTCAGCGGGATGCTGGCGGCGCCCACGGTGCCATCGGCGGAGTAGGGATGGGCGGTAGTCGTCTGCAGTACCCCGGGGATCACGCGGCCGCGCTCGTCAGTCAAATGGGCAAAGCGCTCGGCGACGGCGGCGTACTTGTTGTCGGCAATGCGCCGGGATCGCCAGCAGGTGATGGCGGTGGCGTGGGCCGGGTCATCGTCCTGTGCCTCCACCGTCAGCCATTCCCCGTCGCGTGAGCCCCAGAGCTGCAGGGTGGGCCGTCCGGTGCGGCGGTCGATGATCATCCGCCAGCCGCAGTGCCCGGCGTAGGAGCACACGGTGCTCGTCGCCTTGGCCAAGACCGGGATGCGGAGTTGCGTCGTCAAGCGGGAGAGCGCATCCTCTTGCGCGGGGGTGGCGCCATCCGCCACGATGGTGGGATAGCCACTCCACGTCAACTCGACAAGGGATTGGGTGAGAAAGTCCCCGAGGAGGTTGATGGGCCGGTAGGACACGGGGGATTGTCGGCCAGCGGCGTCCAGCATCACGATGGCGTGCTCGCCCGCGTGGATCTTGCGGTTGCGGGCGACGCGGGCGATACGCGCGGCAACGTCGGCGGTATGGGCGGGGTGGTTGGCCATGTCGGTGGGTCCTCGGGGTGGGAGCGGTTAGATCGAGCGGCCAAGCGTAATGACGCGGCCCGGGGCTTTGGAGGTATCGCGGGTGAAGCGGATCTGCCAGAGGAGCGCGCAGGCGTACACAATGGCGTCCACCCGGTCATCGCCCAAGCGCCCGCCGTCGCGCGTGAAGCTGCACAACTCGTCGAGGGTGGCGCCGTTCCATTGGGCGCGGAGGAATCGGCAGAGGCCTTGCTCAAGGCGGGGCACAACGCACTGTGCGCGTTCGTACTTCGAGAGGCCGCCGTGGGGAATAAGGACGGGGCGGCCCACTTGTTGGCTCTGGAGCCACGCCACGAGCATGCGCGCCTCTTTGGTGTCTTCGATCGCTATGCCGCGGAAGGCGCCCTTGTAGGCGGTGCGTGCGGCCCCTGCGGCGAGCTTCAGGCGGGATTGCGACTCGGTGGGGGCCCACTGCCCGCGCTGGAGATCTAATATATAGATGGCGCCCGTGGCGTCGCGTCCGGCAGTGACGATGACGGTGTGGTCGGCGCCTGCGTCTTCGCTGATCGCGGTATCCGCCACCACCCAGCACTCCACGATTTGCGGGGCCTCAGCGACGAGGTCAAACCACGAGCGGTCAAACACGTCGCCTTGTGCGGCCAGTAGTGTGCACAGGAGCTGGCTGCCAAAGTCGATCTCCCCCATCTCCATGCGCGCCTGTTGGAGCGAGGGCAGCGAAAAGCGTTCCGGCCAGAGCGGAGTGGCGCCCTCGGAAAAGTCCACCGCGCACTGCGGGAGCCCGTCGCGGGTCAAGGCGGAGTAGCGGTGCGTCGCGTAGATCGGGCGCTCGTCCACGCCGCGGAGCCCGGAGAGGTGATCGTAGATGTCACCCTGATAGTATGGCGTCCCTACCACCACGATGCGTCCGGTGCGCGGGGTGAGCATCCCGCGCACAATCGCGTCGTAGGTGCAGCGGAGTTCCTCGCGCAGGGCGGGGGTGCGGGAGTTGCGTCGTCCGACCACGTCGTCGAGGATGATCAGGTCAGCGCGTCCGCCCGGGGCGATGGAGTTGATCCCGGCGGCACGCCACGTGGGATGGGCACCGGGGATATCGAGCTTGAGTTGCGTCTCGGTGGACTTACTCAGCTTCGGCACCCCGGGGAAGATGGCCCGATAGGTGGGTGACTCCAACTGCTGGCGGATGCGTCTCGTGTGCAGCACCGCTTGGTCATCGTCCGTGGTCAGCAGCAGGATGCGGATGCCGGGATTGTGCCCGATGCACCACAGCGGGTAGATGCCGCTCAACCACTCACTCTTGGCATGTCCGCGGGGGGCGAGAAGCAGGAGCCGGTCGTACTGCAGGGCGAGGTCGAGCCACGAACGATGAAACTCAGTAGGCGCCATCGCCGCGTCGGTATCGGTGCGGGAGAGCAGCGGCCCCAGTTCGGCGGGGTGCGCGCGGGCATTCTCAACGAGCTGCCGGCGAATCGCCGCGCGCTCTGCGTCGGTGTGCGCGAAGCCAATAAGGCGCTGGAGATCGGAAAAGGTGTAATTGATTGACACTGCGGATATAGCGGTTATACTAAGAACGCACTGCCCTGTGGTGTCCTTCGCATTTTTTCCCGCAGGAAAAAAATGAAGAAAATCGATTGCGAAATGCTGCGCGCGTTCGCGATTGTGCTCGTGTTGACGGGCATCCTCGTGGTCGGCGGAGTCGTTGTCCTGCGTGACAACAGCGTGAGCGGGCGGGAAGTGTGGGGGACATTTGAGAAGGCGATGTTGTTCCTTCTCGCCTATGTGTTCGGGAAACGCGAACCCGTGAAATAGTCGATCAGTCCTGCCCCGTGGCACGGTCTGACAGCGCCCGTAAAATCGGGTCGATGTCGAGATCGATCGCCACGGGGTTGCCGTTTGGTCCTGAGACCTCCACGCGCTGTACGGAATCCAGCCCGAGGAGTTTGGCGCGGCGCTCCATGATCTTCATCAACTGCGCGGTCACCCGGGGATCATCACGGTTGGGCCACAGATCGGCATACAAGGCATCCAGATCGCGGAGTTGCTCGCCGATCCATTCGCTCGCGTCGCGCTTGGTGTCTTCCGCCATCTGTTTGCGCACGGCGTCGAGGTCCTTCGCCACCGTCTCGTGGGAGCATGGGTAGCCATCGGCGGTGAGGAGAGCGGCGAGTTCGCGGAGGCCCGCGGATTTGCGCCCCTCCCGCGTCAGGAGCTCCATGAGGCGCTCGCGGCGGGCGGTGATGGCGGTCTTGATGCTGGGCTTGTCCTGTTGTCGGCGCATATCGTCAGTCACTAAGTGTCAGGCGGTGGGCTGCTCGGGCTGCGGCGGATCGGTGGTGAGGGTCGTTGAGATCCACCCGTCTCGGTTGTAGCGCTCGTCGATCTCGCAGCGAATCGTCAGGGTATAGGTCACCGTCGCCGCGAGGGCTGCGCCGTCCGATGGGCGGTAGTCCACGTGCGGGCCAAATACCGCGCAGTCGGCGCGCTGGTGTAGACCCACAACGTCGTCGCCGGAGAAGTAAAATCGGATATCGATCGGTAGTCCGGTGGCTGCGGCGTGCTCCAGCGCGAACTGATCGACGGGTCGGCGAGTGTCGGTGGTGTAGTACGCCGAGACCGTGTAGGTGGTAGTGCCGTGGGCGATGGCGCGGGTGAGGGCGACGTGGTCCACGTCGTGCCACGAGGCACCTGCGAAGACTTGCAGGCGCATATCGCGGGCGAGTCGTTTATTGGGCATCGGTTGCCTCCATTGCCGCGCAGACCGGCAGGACGATCTCCAGCAGGATGTCGATCGTGCGGTTGCCGCGGGAATCAACACCATGCTCTTCGATGGCATGGCGGCCTATGGGGCGGCGGAGGTAGGCGCCACTCGGGCAGCCCTCCCTATACCATTGATCGGTCAACAGGTGTAAGGCCGCGCGATAGATTTGCGCGCGTTCACACGCCTCACGGGCCTCATCGGACGGCGGGTAGGCGCCCCCGAAGACGGTGGTGGGGGTGTAGTCCTCCTCAACAATCGGGAGGGAGGAAACGAGGGAGGCGGCGAGCGCGTCGGCAAAGGTGGTCATGGTGACTCCAACCCCGTTATACGTCACGGCGGCGGACGGTGGAGCGGGACATCTGCTGTCCCTATGCGCAAAAGGCCTGCCCGGCGTAGAGCGCGGTACCGTCGGTGATGGCGACTTGATCGAGGGCGGTGTGCCCGCTCTCCGGGTGGCGCCACAGGACGCTACACCCCTGCTGCCAGTCTGGCGTGCCCACGAGGTACTCGGGGTCCAGCGCGCAGAGGCAGCCGTTTTCGGCCCAGACGGTCGAGCCAGCCATGTCGGTGTGATGAATAACGCCTAAGCGGTGCGTGTGCCCGGAGATCCCGGAGACGCCTCGCTTATCGAGTTGCCCCTTGGCGGAGTACCCGGAGCGGGAGCGAATCACTTGGCCGTGCTCGATGATCATGCCGTGGTGGCGGTAGAGGGTGTGAGAGTCGATGTACTGCACGCGATAGGCGTCGAGGTGGAGCAGGGCGTGGACTTCCAAGGCGTCGAGGCCGTAGAGTTCACCCGCCTTAGTGAGGAGCGTCTTCGCGATGCGGTCCTCGTGGTTGCCCGCTAAGTAGATGATGTCGGTGGCGGACCCGGCGGCGATCCGCAAGTCGTGAATGATCTGGGTGGTGCGGCTTAGCTCGGCTTGCAAGGCCTTTCCCGTCGCGCGGGCCGGGTCTTTCGCGAAGCGCGAGCAGGCGTAGCAATCGAGGATATCACCGGCGAGAATGAGCGTGTGGGGGCGGAGCCAGCGGCAGAGTTGGAGCGCAACGGAGAGGGCAGCGGGGTCCTCGTAGGGCGCGTGGATATCTGAGAGGATGAGGGTGCGGGTGTAGCCGTCGGGGTGACGGATCGCCATCAGTCCTCCTCGCCTGCGCAGGCAAGCCAAAAATCGTAGGGGTCGGCGTCCTCGCCGGGGAGGTCATCTTCACGCCACTCCGCGGCCTGCAGGCGGTACGTCACGTCGTCGCGGTCCTCGTCGAGGGTGAGGTCTTCGGCGAGCGCGATGATCGTCTCGGCGCACTCGCGGCAGCGGAGCACAACGGAGTAGGCCAGCAGGTCGATGATCTCGTAGGAGGGGTGGATGCACATAGCGGGTGGGTGCGAGGAGAGGGGGTGGGGGCGGTGGGTCAGTCCGCCCCCGGATCAGGAGAACGTCATGGGGAACTCGTGGGTTACACTGCCCGGGTGCCTTAGTTTTCAGTGTAGTCGCTTCTATTAGGTTTGTCTAATCAATCCGAGAGGCGATGAAAAGAATTTGTTTCGTCGAACGAAAATATTTCTCCCGGCCCCGGATCGATCGCGTCAAGGTAGCGGTGTAGCCCGATAAGTCGCCCACGACGCACCGCGTCGTCCTTTGGCGGGGTGGATATCATCTTCTCGGGATCTTTGCGATAGTGGGAAAGCGAGAGGCGTTGCGTCAGCGCAGCGTGCGTCAGGCAGCACCGCGGGTCATCCACCCACTCTGCGAGTGTCTTGGTCTCGCCCCACGCAGTCACCCGGCGGTTGGTGCGCTTGTTGTTGGCCTGTTCCTTGTCGGTGGCCCAACGGCAGTTCTGTGGGGTGTAATCCCCATCGTTGTCAATGCGGTCAATGGAGAGCGCGTCGTCGTAGCCATGC